ATATTAGCCCCTTTATATTATATTTGACCCCTCCCCGGGGTGTTTTATTTTTCTTTTATTTTCTATTTATTTTTGTATTTTTCGTGATGAAATGCACGATAAACGCTTAGAAATTGTAGATTTTGTCAGCATTTTAACCAAAAACGCTTAGAAATTGTAATGCAATAACGATTTTAAAGCTGACAAGCAATCAATTTGCAATTACAAGTCAGCTTTAAGTCTCGTTATCTAATTTTCTAGAAGTTTTCTCTATGTTTTAGAGTCTTCTGGTTCTACTACTTTCACGTAGCATACTTCTTTTCCAGTTACAGGACTTACCATTCTCAAGTCCATATCTATGATTTCATCTACAGCATCTTCAATAGCCTGATCCATTTCTTTTTCACTGAATGATGGCGAAACGGCAGCAATTCTAGCTACATAATTCTTTGTATAGTAGCCGCACACAACTTCATCAAAAGCTACCCATGCATCATATTGTGTGAAATAGTTGGCCGGATTGTCTGTAGTAGTGACAAATGTTCGTGCCAAATCTAATTCCCCCAGTCTTATGTGGAGCTTTTCAATTCTTTTGTGAGCGTTGATGTAGAAATTCCAAGACTTTCGGCAACTTCAGAAAGAGTATGTCCAGAATCTAACAAAAGTCTAGCTCTACTTCTTTGAGTCGATGTTAAACCTCTATTTTCTCTAGGCATTGCGAGTTTTTTAATCTCATTCTTATCTGAATACTGAATAATCTTTCTCAATCTAGTATCCGAAATCGCTCCTGCTTGAATTGCTTCCCATTCTTTATCTGTAAGTGTAATTCTATATCTCTTTTTATGTTCTCCACCATTAACAATGTCGCGAGCATCGTTAACTGCTTTCTGTGAGATCTTCTTCAACTTTCCAGCATTGTCTTTATCTTTAAGAGTCGGATCTGCTGCGATTCTCGCATTAATGTTGCTTCTTGCAATAGCCTGAGCCTGTCTTTCTTTTGGTGCTTCAAGTTCTGCTTTAAGATACTTCTCATTAATCGAAGCAAGTTCCTCGGCATATGCTTTCTCAGCATTCTTATTACGTTTAAGATTTCCAGTTGCCCGCATCTCTTTACGAGCTTCATTAGCAAGAGCTTTCATACGATTGGCATGTGCAGCGTATACTTCTTCCATATAAGTTCCGGTAGACAGATTACGAGCATCTTTTTCAAATGCCATATTACTAATGGTTTCAGTAGCATCAAGCCATTTGCCAGTATATTCTCCAGTCTTTTTATTCTTCTCAGGATACTTACGACCGGAGTTATAGTATACTCGTTCACCGTTCTCAAAATGTTCACGCTCTTCGTCAGTCATTCGAGAATCATTCTTGCTATAGTATTCTTTACGCTCAAGAATCGGAGCATGTTGTCCTTTTGCTTTCGAAATGAGAGTCGATGCACCACCACCATTTTGGTACTTTTCTCTCAGGTCTGCAATTCCCTGGTCGATTTCTGATCTTTGCCAATCGAGATTGTGCTTTTCAGCATCAATGACAACCATTGAGTGCTTAACCGCTCGCTCAATCTCTGGTAAAGTAGCGCCTTTTATGGTCATGTCTGTAATAAGGTTTGACACCATGCCCATTTGCATTCCCTTATTAAAGCCATCACCAGTCATACCATCTCTGCTTTTTCCAGTACAACGCTTCAACTCTGGATCTCTTGCATAAGTGTCGCCAAATGTCTCAGTAAACTCTTGCAAACCTTTAAGCGGTCTATCTGTTGTAATGTTTTGCCCTTTTGTAGGAATAACTAGAACGGTATCGCCATCGTAATCCGCTCCAGACAGCTGCTTTGCAACTGTTGAGTTGATGCCGATAGCATGCGCGGCCTCATTTCCAATAACTTCAAGAGCTTCTTGATTTTTATTATTAACCTTAAGTCTCGGAATCTCAAATGTTCCAGCATGAGGATGACGCACGAGGATCACTTCTTCGCCGTTCTCATATCTTGGCGCAAAGACCTCATTGTCTTTCAACGAATTTACAGGTAAAATCGCAAATGATCCTTGTCTTGGAAGAGCCGCCGCCTTAAGATGTTCTGCTGCCGAATCGCAGTTGTCTGAAAATTCTTCGAGAAGTTCACGTTTGATCGTAGGATTGTTCAGATTTTTAAGTTCATTAAACTCATCAGCCATTTCACTGTACTTAAGATCAAGCTGACGTTTCGCAAGAGCGACTGGCTGCTTAGAAAGAAATTGAGAAGATAGATTTTTTTTCCAGCCTTCCCAATCTTCGTCATCGTTTACAATATTAATCGGTGACGTATGCATATTTCCATCAGCATCTGGATAATCCCATTGACGAAAGGCCGCACCGAACGGGTTTTGGGCATCGTCTTTCATTTGCTTCAGAACTGTCGAATCGCCTTTTCCAAGCATTGGAGTGCCTTCGTGCTTGCTTGTGTTGAATACTATGTCAACGCCAGGCGGCATGTCGTAACCATAAACGGCCATACCTTTCAGATAATGCGTACCATCTACGCCAATTCGAACCTGAGCATAGTTTCGTCCTCCAAGGGACAAATCTTCAACTCCAGGACGAATCTCAATGACACCGTCTTTGTCAGCTCCGCCTTTTTCAGCATACTTTACGGCAATTCTTTTTGAATCAATACTTGGAATCGGCTTATTATGTCTTACAATATCTCCGTTATTTTCAAAATAAAGACCTTCCGGAGAAGTAATTTTCTCCAAATTTTCAGAAATTTCTTCTCTTGTGACGTCGTCTTTGCAAAGAATTCTCATATTTGTGAATTGCTTCGGATTTGTTGCCTGCGGCAGTCGATATGGTAAAACCTGATAGCCGCGATCTTCAAGAGTCATCAAGACAGCATTCATATACTCTTCACTTACGCCAAGTTGACGGTTAACGCCTTCACCAACGTCTAAATACGGACGCTCTTTTAATTTGTTTTCGAGTTCATTGGCGATCGTTATAATTCGATTTTCCTGTTTCTTTTTATTTGGGTCGAGCATATTTCGAACAGTTCCTTCAGAAACGCCAAGCTTCTCTGCTATTGCGACGTTAGACCAGCCTTTTTCTCTAAGTTTATAAGCCTGCAACTGATCCTCCATCTGCTTTTCGTACTTATAAACTTTTCGCGTCTTTCTGTATTGGCCAGTGCTCATTCCAAAAACTTCCGCAATCTCTTTGTCGCTCATTTTCTGAGCTTTCAGCTCATCTGCTCGCTGCAGGAAGTTTTTATTTCGTTGTGGATTCTTACCGGACCCCCAAGGATAACGTCCAGAATGTCTCGGTGTGCCATAGTGTTTAATGACATTTTCATCATCTTTGTGATCAATTTCTTGATTTTCAATCTGGTCACTCATAATCCTTCAACCTCTCTTACTGATTCTTGAGCCCAAGCCTCTTTTTCTTTGATCGCGCAAATAATTTCTTCCATACGATCTTTATCAGGGCTTGCTTCTTGAACGTCATCATTCTGATAGATTCGAAGGTTTACTTTCGTGTTGCTCGGATTGACGCCCATGACTCTTTCATATTCCAATAAAAACAGAGCAGCATAAATTTCAAGCTGCTCCATGTGAACTGGTCCGGAACCGGTTTTAAGGTCATGGATCCGAAGTACTCCTCGGCTGTAATCAATCGCGTCAGCATGACCAAAACATTTGTCGCTGTAGAACAGCGCGACTTCAGGAGTCATCCCATAACCAATTGCATCATTTACATATGCGGTCATAGTTTGAGTTGATCCGCGAAGTCTGTACCCTTCTTCAATAAGCTTTGCTGCCAGATCATGAAGTCTAGTTCCTCGAGCCGCAGCGTTTTGTGAAATAATAAAATTTCGCAGTTGATCTCGATCGTAGTTCAACCAGAACGGTTTACTGGGGCTCAGGATCGCATGCTTGTCTTTTAGATCGAAATGCTTGTTGAAGTTCATCAAGTACCTCCTGTTTGTTCTCAGGATACACGAATCTTGAAAACGACATTTTGTTTGCAAGATTCACATAGTAGTCCTGATTTGGTCGGTGATCTGCATGTTCTTCTCTTTTGCATTCAAGCAGAGCCCATCTATCTTCGTACAAAACGGTCAAATCCGGAAAACCTTGTTTTGACTCATTTTTGTAGATTAGAGCATCTGGATACAGAACCTGCAGTTCTTCAATTAGTTTCCTCTGAAACTCGCTTTCAAGCTTCTTTTTACTTTTAGCCATGATTTCACCTCGAAAACGCTTAGAAGGTGCTAAAAATGCATATCCTTCTCCCTCTATAATAGACGTTGTAAAAATTACGAGCTAAAAGTTCGAAAAAGCGTAAGGATTGCAGAAAAATGCATATCCTTCTCCCTCTATAATAGACGTTGTAAAAATTACGAGGCAGAACGACGATAAAAGAAAGCAGACTCGTTAAAAGACTTCTTTCTCTTCAGCGCTCTTGAAATTGCCACGTCTATCGGAGCGAAGGTTTTAAAGTTGTAATAATACAAATCGTGATATGGCGTATTTCTTCTATCTATTCGTCCCATGGCTTGCTCGGTCGTCTTATATGAGTAATTCTGAGAATAGAAAAGCATCGTGTCTGTTTCTATGCAGTTCCATCCTTCCGACCCGCCAACATAGTTAACAAGATAGATCCATCGGGCAGAGTCTGGTATTTCCTCATGCTTTCCACCATTCCATTCTCGAATCACAGTTCCTTCCGGCCAGTCAAGATTTCGAAGGATATCGAGCTCATAATTGAAATTGTAAAAGACAATAATTCTCGGATGGTGCTTTGCAATCTCAACGCAAGCCTCTCCTCTAGACGGATGCGCATTTACAGTTTTTCGAAGCAAATAACAAAGTTCGCTGATATTTTCGATTGGTTTATTCTCGAACACATTCCATCGATCTCGCATTAGAATTCGATAGCTTTCTTTGTCATAATCAACAAGGGTTGTCGTCACGTGGCGTTCTGTAGGTTTCACATAATCAATCGTTACCAGAATTGAATCTCTCATTTCCTTAAGAACGTAATCGTCAATGTATTTATCAACTTTTGGAAATTTTGAGTAACGATCATAAATTACGTGCTGACGCACAAAATCGCTTTTATTCTTAAAAAAGCCATTCGCAATAAAAATTGACAGATAGTCCATCCAGCAGTCGCCCGGTGTGGCCGTCAGGAAAATCCAACGATTGTGTTTTGCAATCTGAATAAACGCTTTGGACCAGGCGCCATAACCTACAACTCTTTGCTCATCGAATAGAAAGCACGCACCTTTTACACCGACATACTTCTGTATGTTATTCCAGGAATCGACCACAACTTTTACTTTATCACCATATGAGCTCACTTTTGGATCCGTAGAAAGCAAAAAGGGAACGAGCTCTTGTTCCCATTCCCTTTTATCTCTCTTCTTTGCAGTTGTAATGATGTAAAGATCCATCGGATGTGTCATTGGCACGTAATCTCGGTCAAGACCTCGATCCCTTCCGTTTATGATACCTCCACACTCTTTACAGAAGTACCAGGCAAGGCCGGTCCTGCTTTTTCCAGAGCCGACCTCACCAATTAGTATGTTTCCATTTCGAAGCTGATTGACAGCTTTTTGCTGATGTTTATCTAGCTTCGGATTCATGACGATTACTCTTCGACGTCAAACGGCGTTTCATCTTCCGCCTGATAGGGCACTCTAAGATTAGCAAGCTTCGTCTGGAAGTAGTTCGGAACGATTTCAGCCCAAACAAGATTCGCGAACAGCGGACGATACTTCGTTCCGTCGTTATGCATCTTCTCTTTTCCGATCTCAAGCAGAAGCTCGAGATTACCAAACTCCACACGATCGAGTTCCTCGATATGCGCTTCGTCAAGAACATTATCCACGCCGTTTGCGATCTCGTGCACTTCCGGAGCCCGGAACATATAGGACAGATTGATCTGCACAAAGGGCTTCGGCTCATCATTTGCATCTCTGGGTTTCGTGTACTTCACATCGCAGCCATATGCAATAAGCTCCTGAGCCACTTCTGGTGTGAGCTCAATGCAGAAGTTTCTGCGGCCGGCAGAATTCACAACCTGTGCAGGGTTAATCTTGCTGCGCTTTTCAGCGCCTGCAAAGTTTCTGGAACGAACCTGTTCGTTAGTAATTCCGGTAAGAATGAAATCCTTGAATCTCTTGTCTCTGATCTGCATCATAGTAATGATCTCCTTTAGTTAAATAAAATTTAATTAATTATTTGCGAACGTTTCAAAATCGCCATAAAGATTAATTGTATCAATCGCCTTATTCTTAATTTCTTCGAAATAGTCCAGATCGATGCAATCTTCCATATGCAGTTCTTTCACGCGTTCTGCTTCCAGCCACCGATAACCGGTACTGCCCGCCGTGTTAGCGAATTTTCCTTTATTGTCACGGACAAGACGGCCGCCGCCCATTCCGGGGCGAATGGGACAAAACAGTCCGGCTTTTCCGACAAAATGGTAATCATGGCATTTCTTGATCTCCTGCTCAAGTTCTGCCAATCTGACGTAATCCGAATGATATACGTCCTTTGTATACTGCTCGATCTTTCTGCTTGGAACGTCGCATAGAGTCGGAGCTTCTCCATTGGTTATTCTGAGATCATTATCAGTGTTCAGTTCATAACCGACTTTCTTCCACTTTCTGAGCAGTTTTTCCTGTTCCGATACAAGTGCCGAATCGCTAGGCAGACTTTCGTCCATATCGAGATAAATCCCAAGCCCAACTTTTACGGTCTGCGTCACGCACAGGTCTTTGAATTCAATCGGATCGTGAGAGAAAAGAGTCTTGAATGTGTAAGGTGAACTCTTCTGTTTAAACTGGTCCCCAGTTCCTTCCCACAATCCTGCCATATC